TCCGTTGAAGAGGAGTTGATCAGAGGTTGACTTGTAGATCTTACGCGCAACACCAGTCGTCTGATCCAATCCCGTAACCTGTCCAGCCTTGTTGAGTGTAGCTGTTCTTGAGAGGGACAGAGCATCAGCCGTCAAGTCTCCGCTAGAGATCGTTACAGATGCAGTAGTAGTTGCCATCGTTTGTTATTGTTGAGATGTTTGGTGCAAATATATGAATAAATCACCTGTGCCGCCTTGCGATGCGCCTGGCTGCTTTAGGCTGTCTGCTGTGTTGCTTACCCGCCTTGGTGTCCTTTCTTTTCTTAGCACTCGTTGCCTGATACTGTTCATCAGACATCTCCTTGATGGCAGCCTCGGGCAGGTATCGTTCCCCTGTAGCATCCGCGCCCTGAGTCGATGGCTTACCACTCTTGGTTCTCCACTTCTGAGCAGTCCACATCTTGAGGGACTTCTGTGACTTCTTGAGACTCATCAGTTCCTGTATCCTCCTCCTGCAGCCTTGTAAGCCTTGGCAACCATCTGAGCCTTTCTTGCTGACCACTTGCCAGGCCTTCCACCCTTGCCTCCTCTGAGGATTCTGTTAAAGATGCGCTTGCGCAGACCAGGCTTGGTGTAGTTGCCAGCCTCATTCACTCTGCTCTCTTTTTTAGCCATGACTCACTTGTTTGAACTTTGCCTTGGCAACAGCCCCAGGATGCGGTTTGTACTCCCCTTTCATAAGGAAGTACCTCCCGTTTTCTTGCATCCAGTGATAACCAGATGGTGGGTCTACCTCAACAGCCTTCTGCGAAATCTTGAGCTTACCACCCTTGTTGTACTTGACTGCGTTCATTACCACTTCTCTTTGTTGGCCCAGTAAGCTGCACTCATCTTGCCCTTGGCAATGTTCCTTCTGTGACGAGCCTTGAAGGACTTTCGCTGCTTTGCGTTCTGATTCGTTTTGGCTCCTTGCTCTCCGAAACGAATGAGCTTGACTCTGTTCCCCTCTTTAGCCAGTACGATGTGCGACTTCTTAGGATGCTTGGGAGTGCGCTTAGCTTTGTTTACACCAGCCAGCCCATACTTCTTCAGCATGTTCTTGATTCTGTTCCCTACTGCGCTTGGAGATCCCATGATGCAAATATAATCAGCTAAGGATTATGGGTTTGACTCGTGCTCAGTGCTGCTAGACCCAAGATCTGTAGCCGTGTCGAACTCAACAACAGTTGTCACGTGAAAGTAAGTAGTGCTAGTCAAGTCAGCGGAGGCCTGAATGCCTATGGCGCACAAGTCTCCAGCCTCAAAATGCTGGGCGTTGTCGAACACAAAGTGAAAAGTATGATGGTCGTCAGTATCAGTGACAGCCAAAGTCTCAGTCTCCTCTTGTGTAAAGCTGCCTGGGGCAAAAATGTTAGCTCCAGTTGCGGCTGTATTAACATCTATCGTTAGGTCGCCATTACCTGTGACGGTTGCGATACGAACAGACACTGACACAATTCTGCCGTCGTATGGCATAAGCATAGCAGCCTCTTCCTGATAGATCGTAGTCTGCTCGTTAATATCCTTCCAAGGAAGGAAGTGCTTTGTAGTCGCCATGTCGTCGATGAACGACATTGAGTGGACCTGCTTGAACTTTGAGGTATCGCTAAGATCGTTGTAGCTTCCGCTGGTGGCCACTGTTGCGAGTGTAGTCGGTGTTGCGACTCCGCTTGCATTACCGATCCAAGTCTGACCGTTAGGGATATTGGGCACATCGTTAGAACGTCCAGCACCCATGACAATACCAGAGATCTTGTTGCCACTCGTGTTCACCTTGATGATGATACCGAGGTTTTGTATGGCATTCGTCCCTGTTGGCTTAGTCGTAGTCCACCCACCCGAAGCCCCTAAGTAAACAGTCTGACCCTCCGAATAGATAGAGGCGTCAGGAACGTTTACGTTGTTGATGAAACCAAGAGCAATACCCAACCCCTCACCCTCGTCAGCGAGGTCTTGATCCAAGACAAAGTGAGCGGGGTAGTTCGTAGCTGCATCAGCCGCAATCACCTCAGCCTGATTACCGACAGATCCTGTGACATGAACAGGAGTACCCTTAACAAGGGTTCCTCCACTCACGTTCTTTACGTTCTCTGAGATGGTCTTTGGGTACGCAAAAGAAACCGACCCAGCACCGTCTGTGATGAGGACTTGACCATCATCACCGTCAGCAGAGGGAAGAGTGTAAGCACTCCACTTCAGATCATAATCACCGCCACCGTCTTTCTGAAGAAACTGATTGTCAAAACCACCAGAGATAACACCAACCCCTGCAGCCCCTTGCACCCCAGTCTCTCCCTGAGCACCAGTATCACCCTTAGGTCCCTTCGAGGTGACCGTAATAGTCGAGGCTGTTTCTGGTGAGATCTCTACGCTCGTAGAAGAAGCTACCGTGATGTCAACAGACGTCGGGTCTTGACTTGTGATTGTGATGTCACTCATCGAGCTACGTTTGAGCTAGACCCTTCCGATACGTCGCCGTTGACTCGGAACGTGCCCCTCAAGATCGTAGTGTGTTCGTCGATGTTGGTGGTTGCGTTTGGCTTGATCTGCTGAAGGTCGTACACGTACAGGCCAGCAGGGACCTCTCTCATCGTAGCAGGAAGAGCTGTGATCGTGAGGTTGCCGCTGTCGTCCACTGTGAACGGCTCAAAGCTGCTCTCCTGTCCCTTGGCATTGGTGGCCCTACTTCCGATGTCTCTAGTCCCAAGGATCAATCCGCTGGACCCTTTAGCTCTGGCTGAGTCTTGATCAGATCTAACCTGCATGGCAAACCTGTAGTTGTCGGTTGACAACGGCAGCGCATCACCAGCAGAATCTTTCAGGGTGAGAGTCAAAGAGAACGTATCCCCTTGTCGACAGATGATGTCGAGTCTTTCGCTTACGTCTAGGTTTACTTTGTTTGCCATATCAAATCATAGGTTCGTTACCCTTTCTCTTGTCGATGAGCTTTGCCTGCTCCTCCGCTTGCTTCTTGACTCTGTTGTCTTTCTTGGTCTCCTTGAAGACTTCAATCTTCTCCTTGAACTCCTGATCGTCGGTCTTGAACCCGAGGGTTGCTTGAGCTCTGATGAGTTCGATCTCTCTTCTGAAGCCGTGCTTGATCTCCTCAAGCTGCATCTCCATCTGAGTCTTGAGTTGCATCTTCTGCTGCTCGATCTGGAACTCCATCTGCATGCGCTGCTGCTCTGCCTGTGACGCTGCCTCTGCAGCTTGCTGAGCCTGCTGTGCTTGCATCTGAGAGTTCTGCTGGGCCTGAGCCTGCATCTCCTTCATGCGCTTCTTGCGACGGACAACCAACAGCCTCTCAGCCTGATTGATGTCCTTGAGCCCTCTGATCGCCATAGCGTCTTCGAGGTCAATCTCTTTCTGCGCAAGAGAGGCCTGGATGTTTTGTTCGAGGTAGATCTTCTCCTGCTCCTCCATGTCCTTCTGAACGGTGACGCCGAAGTTGAACATTGGCAGGTCTGAGAATCCAGACAGTGCATTCATGTTCTCCTTGCCAATCGCATTCATGTAGATCTCCATCAAGAGAGACTCTGGTGGGATGATCTGCAGACACTTCACGATGTCCTCGCACACCTGCTTGAACAGGACAGTGGATGCATTGGTGATGTCGTACGTGGCGTTGTTGCCTGCCGCGATAGCTTGCTGCTGAACCCCAACCAATGTGTCCCCCTTCGGAGTAGACGCATCCATCATCTCGTTGATACCCGTCGTGTCACGGATCATGTTGAGATAGTGGTTGTAAAGCGTGATGAGCTCGTTGATGTTGCGGATGCTGTTGGGGATCTGCTGGATCGGTGGACCCTGGAATCCTCCCTCGGCATTCTTGCTTCTGTAGTAGAAGACACCAGTCTGCTCGTAGATGTCATGAAGCTCCAGTGGTTGAAGCTCCCCACCCTTGCCGAGCTGTACATTCTCCAACCCCTCGATGTCAATGATCAATCCATCAGGCTTGGCCTTGGCGATGGACTGTTGAATCTTCAGGTGCGTGATCTGGAGCATATCTGCGAAACCAATGCAGCTATCCACCATGGACTTGGGCATCATGTCTCTGAGGTTTGTTGCAACCGCAGAGTACGACAGCCTAGCTCTGGTGATGTCGTGCATGTTTCTTGGGACGTTGGTCTTCAGACCGTATCCGATCAAGTAGTCGCAACCCAGGACGAGCATGCCCCCGTAGACAGAGGTGATCTCCATCTTGTGTGGACGGCGCTCGTACACGCCCTTGCCAGACTTTTCCTTGTACTCAAAACCTTCGTAGTAGAATCCAGTGTTCCCATGCCTGTTCTCCTTCTCCTCGAAGTACATGCAGTCGACAGAGAGGTACTCGAAGTCAAGCACATCCACCATGTACTCATCATAACCGTAGACATTCCTGCCCATGGTCTGATCGTAGTACACTTGGCTCATCTTGGAGAAGTCGCCGTTGTAGCTCTTGGACTTCTCAGCGATCTTTCTGTACTGCTCCTCGTCCAGCTCGTCACCAGCAAGCCTCTTCAGCTCCTGAATGGAGATGGTTCTGATGTGACCAGCGTAAGTGATGTCAGAGAAGTTAGGGTCCTCTGTAGAGCTGTGAATAAACTTCACAGGATCGACGTAGTCAGTCTTGATGCCGTAGTTAGGATCGTTTGATCTCTTGACCACAGCCATACCGCAAGCGACCAAGTCCTGCACGCAACGACGGAAGATGTTGTCGTTGAAACTGTTCCACTCGAGCGTAAGGTTGGTGGCCACCTGACCAGCGACCTCAGCGTCGGTCTTGATGTTTGTGTCCAGCAGAATCTCCGCCTCCTCAGGTGAGTCTGGGAGCTTGTCTGGATCCTGATCCAACACCAACCCACCAGTCATGTCCTTCAGCTGCTTGAGCTGATCCTTCATCTGAACCTGATTCATGATGCGCTTCTTGTGCGCATTCTTGGCAGACGACGACAGAGGGTCGATGGCCTCAAGGTTCGGGTAGGGGTTGCGCGACAGGATCTTGTTGACCACGATCCGTGCAAACTTGGGAAGGATTGGGACTGGGGTGTAGTCGAGATTCACAAGAGACCCATCCCCGTTGTTGGGGTCTAACGATGTGAGGATCTGCTTGTACACAGTTGTGTCTTGCACCCCATTCGCGTAGTCTCTGTTCTTCTCAAATACCTGTGAGCGTCTCCTGTACAGGGACTGCTCATCTTGAATCTTACCCCACTGGTTCTCAATAGCCTTCGCATACTTCAGCCCGTAGTCCTTGGAGATCTTCGTCTCCTGAGACGCCAAGGGGTCGGGGAAGTTTTTAGAGTGCTTCTTATTTCCGTTATACATTCCGCGAAGTCAAGGGTTGCATGCAGATGCAAATATAGTGGAAATGCAGCTGTTACTTGAATCTCCTAAAGAACACCTTGTCTGAGAAGTTCGCAGCAGCCTTCTTGGGTTTCGCTTTCTGAGCAGCGAGCAAGGCCAGCCCCGAACTGATCGTCAAGTCAAACTTGGTTCGGTTGTCGATCTTGTACCCAATCCAGTCCTCCAGGGTGCTGTTGAAGTACATCTTCCCGAACTCCCCTGTCTCCCTGTTTACACCAACGTGGTTGTGTATGTAGGACTCAATGGCATGAGCGTGAGACTGAATCACATCCTGAGAGTTTGACGGGATACCCTTTGTCTTTGTCTTCGCACTGCCACCAGTGGTGAGATGGTTGGGCCGATCCATCAAGTATCCATCGTAACCTCTTGACTCGAAGTACCTTGCAATGCCGTACTTGTTGTTCTCAATTAGGATTGGGTAACCGTAAAAGAACGCAGCCTTGAGTACGTCCTCGTAGAAGATTTTGGCTAGAGGCGGACGGGACGCATACTCAACAACAAACATGTTAGCAGGATGCTCCATGTGAAACTTGTTGTACAAGTGTAGCGCTCCTTTCGACCCCCGTCCATCGACGGTGGCATCAAGGTCGTAGGAGTCAACCCCGCCTACCCCTAGCTCTGCATTCGGTGGTACGAGCTTGCCACGAAGCTCAAGCTTTTTGTTTCTGAGTTCTGACGGTGGCATCCAGGCCACCTTGAATCTTCCGTTCGGATCTGGGTCGAACAACACCTCCGTGTCTTGGACACCGTCTTTCCAGACGAAGTTGCCTCTGACCACAGGGTTGGGGAACAAGTCCTCGTTGTACTGAATCTGTTCGTAGATCTGACCCACGTTGAACAGACTACCGTCGATGCTATCCCTGAACGCTTCGTCAGTGCTGAAAGGGAACTGTCTTGTTACCTCGTTAAGTTCTGACGGATCATCCTTGAGACTATCCCTTTCATTCTTGAGATAGGTTTTAGCACCAATAGCAATACTGTCGCCGTCAAGCCCGTCCACAGGGCTATCAGGGTCATCAATGACGGGTCGTCCATGCGCATCAAAAAATCCTTCAAGTGATTCATAAGCTGGGATGAATAAGCGGTAGAGTCCCGATCGGGTTCTTCCGTTTGCGTTTCGTTCTGTTGGGTTTGAGTCGGCCCAGAGATCTTTGTACTCCTTACCTCCTTTGTCCATGGGGTTCACAGTAGAGCCCACCATAGCCTTCCCCACAATCTTACGACCCACGATAAGACACGTACGCTGTATCCTCCAAGCGTCACGAATATCCGTAGGCCTCTCCCACTTGCCAGCCTCATCCAGGTAGAGGATGTGAAGCTTCTCACCGTCGTATGCGTTGTTGGTGGTGTTCTTCCAGTTGATTACCGTATTAAGAGCCTCGCCCGTCTGCGAAGTCTTATTGTTCTTCGTGATTCTCTTACTCGGCTCGCGAAAAGCCAACTCCATGCGTGGGTTAGTGGTACCATCTTGAATGGGTTTAAAGAAGAAGGGGTAGTGACGAAACATTTGCACCACCTTCTTCATGAAGATATTTTCTTGCGCGTCCTTACCAGTCTTGGACTGGATTCCTAGGAGCTTGTCTTTAACCTGTGTGGCTTCGTCAAGAAGCACAGACGAGCAGATATTCG